TCTCCTTCCTTTCCGGTTTCGGTGTGCTCTTTTACAAACCTCCCTTTCAATTCTCACCGAGCCCAGCAAACATTTCACGAACTTCCATCTGGATATTTTCCCTACAGAAATGGAGGTGTATAAGCGTGGCAGAAGTACCCGAAAACACTACGCGACCTCGGCGAAAACGTCCCGCTATTACCGCCGCAGAGCAAGAAAGAGAGATGATTGACCTTGCAACTGCTTGCGCCCGAGAACAATTAAAGAACGGGACAGCCAGTTCGCAGGTCATTGTCCACTATCTCAAACTCGGAACGACTCGCGAAGCTCTTGAAAAAGAAAAACTTCGCCACGAAAATTTATTGCTCGAGTCCAAAAAGAAAGAAATTGACAATCGCGCGGATTACACTCGAATTGCGCAAGACGCAGTCGATGCATTCCGTCGCTACGCTGGATATTCTGACGATGAGGACATATAGCGAGCTTATAACTCTTCAAACTTTTGAAGAGCGTTTCGAGTACCTCAGCATTCCCGGTGTGGTGGGTGAGTCGACATTCGGAATTGACCGATGGCTCTATCAAAGTTTTCTCCGCACTGAGCTATGGAAACGTGTGAGACGCGAAGTCATGATACGAGATGCCGGTTGTGATTTAGGAATTCCTGGCTTGGAAATAATGGGACAGATACACATACATCACATGAACCCTACAACCAAGGAAAAACTTTTATTGCACCCAGAACTTGTTCTTGACCCCGAGTTTCTAATATGCACTTCGGACTTTACGCATCGCGCTATTCACTATGGCGAGAAGCCCAAGAGTCCGCTATACTTCGCGGAACGAAAACCATTTGATACCGTTCCGTGGAAAAAATTATAGGAGGTAACCGATGAATGATGCATATAATGTAAGTATCCTTGATCAGGTTAAGACCCAGATCGGTTACCCGGCCGATGTGCGTGTTTTTGATAACGCAATAATTCCGGTCGTTAATTCTGCGCTCGCATTTCTTCACCAGGTTGGTATTGGCCCGTCGATTCCGTTCATGATCACCGGCCCCACTGAAACCTGGGCAGATTTTTGGGCACAGTCTGAAACCGATACTACAACTGCGATGGCCATGGAATATGTTCATCTCAAGGTCTGGTCGGTCTTCGATCCCCCATCGAAAGTCGGAATGCAGGACACACTCCGCGAAATGCTCACGGAGCTCGAAAATCGTATGACCGATATTTCCGACGCAGCAAATTCTGTTTACCGAGGTGGTGATAGCGGTGGAAACTGAACTTATCCACGACGGCATTAAAGGCCAGAAACACGGCATCCGTCGTTTTCAGTATCCCGATGGCAGGTGGACCGAAGCCGGCAAAATTCGTTATGGTTCGCGTGCCGAAAAACGAGAAGCTCGCAAACGTGCCAAAGAAACTGAACGTACTCAGAAAGAAGTCGAGGCCGCGGCAGAGCGTCGCAAGAAAATTCTGCAGAATCCTGCGGAACTTAGAAAACATCTCGACGAGTTTTCTGAACAAGAAGTCGCCGATGCAATCAAGAAGTTCGACACTACCAGAAAACTCGCTGACATTTCTAAAGCCGATCTTCAGAGAGCCGAAGCGTATTTCAATAGTATCGCAAATATTCTCGGCGCGTCAGTTCGCGGGTATAATTCTGTTGCGTCAATAATGAACACATTCATTAAGGATACAAATAAGAAATTACCCGGAATGAAAGCGCCCAATACTGACGCTAAGAAAGGCCAGTAATCATGCTGTCCAATACAGCAGCCCCTAAGTATTATGCGGAATTCCGCGAAAAAGTAATCCGCGGCGAAATCCCTGTCAATCGAGAAATCTCGATGGAGATGAATCGCATTGATGCCCTAATTCGCAATCCGTTGTATTATGTCGATAATGACGCCATGGAAGGTTATGTCAATTTCTGTGAAGGGGAGCTCACTCTCACGGATGGTGACGACCTTCATTTACTTGATACGTTCAAGCTATGGGCCGAAGAAATCTTTGCATGGTACTATTTCGAGGAACGCTCAGTTTATGTTTCAGATGAGACGGGCGGGGGTCACTACGAAAAGAAAGTGACAAAGCAACGTCTCACGAACAAGCAGTTCCTCATCATCCCCCGTGCAAATGCCAAGTCATTATACGAGACCACGATCCAAGGATACTTTCTGACAGTCGATACCACTACGACTCACCAGATCACAACGGCTCCGACCATGAAGCAGGCTGAAGAAGTCATAGGGCCTCTTAAAACAGCCATTGTCCGATCGCGGGGACCGTACTTCAAGTTCCTTACATACGGATCGATCAACAATACAACAGGAAATCGGGCAGATCGTGCTAAACTGGTAAGTACGAAGAAAGGCATCGAGAATTTCTTGACCAGCTCATTGCTCGAAATTCGTCCTATGAGCATAGATAAGCTCCAGGGTTTGCGTTGTAAGATCGCTACGGTCGACGAGTGGCTCTCATGTGACATCCGCGAAAATGTCATCGATACGATTGAGCAAGGTGCGGCCAAAAATCCGGGTTACTTAATTGTCGCCGTGAGTTCCGAGGGCACTGTTCGTAACGGACCGGGCGATACAATCAAAATGGATCTTATGCAGCTCCTTAAAGGTGAGCGCCAGGATCCTCATACTTCTATCTGGTATTATAAGTTAGACGATATTGCAGAGATCAATGATCCGGCGATGTGGATAAAAGCATGCCCCAACATCGGGATCACGGTGACTTATGATACCTATCAGCGGGAAATCGAGAAAGCCGAAAAGGCCCCCGCCGCTCGCAACGACATACTTGCAAAGCGATTTAATATCCCGATGGAGGGCTATACGTACTTCTTCGCTTATGAAGACACGTTACCGCATAGATACCGATCCTTCTGGAACATGCCTGCAAGTATGGGTTGCGACCTTTCTCGAGGAGATGACTTCTGCGCATTTACGTTTCTGTTTCCGCTTGGCCGAGATAACTTCGGTGTTAAGACTCGCTCGTATATCACTGAGCGAACTCTTACGCTATTGTCCCGCCCAATGCGCGAGAAATATTCCGAGTTCATGAAAGAAGGAACTCTGATTGTAATGCCTGGCGTAACACTGAAAATGGACGAGGTCTATAATGATCTTCAAGAGTTCGTTGAAAAACAGCGTTACGATATTCGCACAGTCGGCTATGATCCATATAATGCCGAAGAATTCATCAAGCTCTGGACCCGTGCGTATGGCGAGTTCGGAGTTACAAAAGTTATTCAGGGCTCTAAGACCGAATCGGTTCCTTTGGGCGATCTTAAGCATCTCGCCGAGGAACGTCAGCTTCTGTTCGATGAGTCCATTATGCAATTCGCAATGGGCAACTGTATTGCCCTGGTCGATACGAATGGCAATAGGAAGCTCCTAAAGCAGCGTTACGACCAAAAGATCGATAACGTCGCTGCAATGATGGACGCATACGTTGCGTATACATCGTGTCTCGAGGCGTTTGAATAATCGGAGGTGAGACATGCCCGTTTCATTTGGCGAAAGAATCCGTCGGATGTGGAACGCATTCTCAAGCAGAGACCCCACTGAAGTTCCGATGGCTACAGCCACCTATTCTTACCGTCCTGATGCTCCGCGTCTCAGCGGTGGCAACGAACGGTCGATCATTGCATCTGTGGAAAACCAGATCGCAAATGATGTCGCGCGCATGACCTTCCGCCATGTTCGCGTAAATCAAAATGAGAGATTCGTTGAGGAAATAGATTCAGAGCTGAATAAGCGTCTGCGGATATTTGCTAATAAAGACGAGTCTTCGCGACAGTTCATCCAGAATGTCGTGCTATCTATGTTCGATGAGGGAGAGGTTGCAATTGTTCCAGTTGACACTGATACTGATATCGACACGAGCGGGTCGTTTAAGATCTATTCGTGGCGCGTTGGCGCGATTCAGCAGTGGCAGCCGGATAAGGTTCAGGTACACGTGTACAATGACAACACCGGATTGTTCGAGGATTTGTGGTACAATAAAGCTACCGTTGCAATAATCGAGAATCCGCTTCGTGCTGTCATGAACGAGCCGAACTCGACCCTCAAGCGACTGATCTACAAGCTCAATCTGTTGGACTCTATCGACAAACAGAGCGGATCTGGCAAACTGGATTTGATTATTCAGCTTCCATATCCTGTTCGCTCTGAGGTTCGTAAAGCACAGGCAGAAGAGCGCCGTAAAAACATTGAAGATCAGCTCGCAAACTCTAAGTACGGCGTAGCCTATACGGACGCTACCGAAAAGATTGTGCAGCTTAATCGTGCCGTGGAAAACAATCTGATGACTCAGGTTGAGTATCTGACAAAGGAACTGTACAATCAACTTGGTATGTCGCAGGCGATCTTTGACGGTTCGGCTGACGAGGCTACCCAACTTAACTATCAGACTCGGACGCTCGAGCCGATTGTCGGTGCTATCGTTGAAAATATGACGTGGAAGTTCATTTCCGAAACGGCATATGCTCAGGGACAGCGCGTGAAGTATTTCTCCGATCCGTTTAAGCTTGTTCCTGTCAGTCAGATGGCTGATATCGCAGACAAGTTCACTCGAAACGAGATACTCGCCCCGAATGAAGTTCGCGGTATAATCGGATATCGTCCGTCTGATGATCCTGCTGCGGATGAACTCCGTAACAGAAATATTAGTCAGGCCAAGACCGGCGCCGAATCGCCAGATGTGTCTGACGAAAAGGAGGAATCCATTCAAAATGGCAGAAAGAGTGAAGCCTGATTTCAGTGGCTATGCCACTAGGTATGAGCTGCTGTGCTCTGACGGCCGTACAATTCGCAAGGATGCTTTTAAAGACCAGGACGGTACATATGTTCCGCTCGTCTTCCAGCACTCTAAGGACGATCCCGAGAACGTTCTCGGTAAGGCCCTCTTGGAGGCTAGAGACGATGGCATGTACATGTATGGTTTCTTTAATGGCTCTCGCAAGGCGGAAGTCAGTAAGATCGCTGTTGAACACGGCGATATCAATCAGCTTTCGATACGCGCCAATCATTTGAACCAGAAGGGCGGCGATGTTCTTCACGGCAAGATCTGTGAAGTGAGTCTCGTTCTTGCTGGTGCAAATCCTGGTGCAACTATCGATTGCCCCTATGTCACCGTTCCGGTTCTTGCCCACGGCGAGGACGCGGTCGATGAGGCCATCATTTGGGATGGTACATATATAGAGCATGCGGATCTTCCCGAAGGGAAGGGAGAACCCGAAACGCTCGAACATGACGATGACAAATCCATCGAACAGGTCATTGAGACTATGAACGAGGAACAGAAAGTCGCCATGAAGGCACTGGTTGCACAGGCTCTGGCATCCAGTAGTATTAAGCATTCCGAAGAGGAGGATGATTCTATGAAAGAGAACGCTTTCGAAAAGAATGGCCAGCTGGAGCACGGCGAGCAGAAGGCTGACCAGTACCTGACCCACGCCGATTTCGACGCCGTCGCAGAAATGGCTCGCACCCGCAAGATGTCCATGCGCCAGGCTCTTGAGGACTACATGGCAGACACTGGCAAGGAGCTTGCACACGCCCACACCGGTGACAATGGCACTTCCGGCACCAACTACGGCATTGCCAATCTGGAGTATCTCTTCCCTGATGCTCAGACCATTGACCGTACTCCCCGTTTCATCGACCGTGACCAGACCTGGGTCGGCACTGTCCTGAACCGCGCAAAGCACTCTCCGTTCGCCCGCGTGAAGACCATCTTCGCGGACATCACCGCCGACGAAGCCCGCGCAAAGGGTTACATCACTGGCAAGAAGAAGGTCGAGGAAGTCTTCAAGCTTCTGAAGCGTGAGACTACGCCGCAGACCGTCTACAAGAAGCAGCGTCTGGACCGCGATGACATGATCGACATTACCTGGGATGTCGCGGCCTGGATGAAGGGTGAAATGCGCGGAAAGCTCAATGAGGAGCTCGCACGTGCTGCTCTGATCGGCGACGGCCGTACTGCCAGTGCCGAGGACAAGATCAAGGAAGACAAAATCCGTCCGATCTGGGGCGACGATGAGCTCTACACCATCTACGCCGAGATCACTAAGACTGCTCAGATGACCACGGACGATCTGGCCAAGACCATCATCAAGACCGCGGTCAAGGCTCGCAAGACCTATAAGGGTTCTGGCCGTCCTGTGATGTACACCACTGAGGACAATCTTACCGATATGCTCCTCCTGGAGGATGCCAACGGCCGTCGTATCTACCGCACCGAGCAGGAGCTTGCAGCCGCAATGCGTGTCACTGAGATCATCACCGTGCCGGTTATGGAAAACAAGACCCGTACTGATGCCCAGTCCGTCGTTCACACGCTGCAGGCGATCATCGTCAACATGAATGACTACAACTTCGGCGCTGACAAGGGCGGCTCCATCGCGATGTTCGACGACTTCGACATCGACTACAACCAGTACAAGTACCTGATCGAGACCCGCTGCAGTGGCGCCCTCGTGGTTCCCTACAGCGCGATCTGCATCGAGACTATCCCGGGTACCTAATCTATGGCTAAGTTCTGGGGCAAGTTCGGCTTTGTAGAAACTGCAGAAACCGTGCCGGGTGTCTGGACTGATGTAGAAACTGAGCGTGACTACACTGGCGACTTGCTCCGGAATTCTGCCAGATGGGAAGCCGAAGATAAAGCGAATGGCGACATAGTGGTCAACAATCATATATCTGTCGTGATGGACGACTGGATATCCGATCCCGAGCACCTGTCCGCTCTGAGATGGGTTAAATTCGGTAATGCCCACACGAAATGGGCGGTGACCAGCATCACCATGGATTGGCCACGTATCGCCATAAATTTGGGGGGAGAATACAAGCGATGACTATCGAAGAACGCAGAATCCAGTTGCACGAGAAGCTGTGCAGTATTCTGGGTTCGAGAAACGTCTACTATGATCCCCCCGAGAATGTAAAAATGCAGTATGACTGCATCGTTTATTCTCTCAGCCAGGTGAGCCAGGTATATGCAAATAACTTTACATACACCTATTCTCCTGGATGTTTGATTACCATAATAACGCGTACTCCAGAAGCTCAGGCGCGAATCGTGGACGAGCTGATGAAGACGTTTCCCTACGCCGGATGGGACCGGGCCTACATGATAGACCACCTCCATCACGCCGTAGTATCAATTTATTTTTAAGGAGGCTTTAACCTATGCCTAAACTTGAATGGGACAAGACCGGTGAAAGACTGTATGAAACCGGTATAGACCACGGTGTTCTCTACCCCTACGCGTCGGGTAACCCCGGCACTGGTGTAGCTTGGAATGGCCTTACCTCCGTTACCGAGTCTCCCTCCGGCGCCGGATCCAACCCGCAGTATGCGGACAACATCAAGTACCTGAACCTCCGTTCTGCCGAGGAATTCGGCGGTACCATCGAGGCGTTTACCTATCCCGAAGAGTGGGCTGAGTGCGACGGTTCCAAGAGCCCGTCGAAGGGCGTCTATTTCGGTCAGCAGACCCGCAAGATGTTCGGTCTGTCGTACAGGACCAAGCTCGGTAATGATACCGATGGCGACGACTACGGGTACATTCTGCACCTCGTATATGGCGCCACGGCGTCCCCCTCTGAGAGACAGTATCAGACCATCAATGACAGTCCGGAACCGGTCACTTTCTCCTGGGAGTTCGATACCCAGGCAGTTGCTGTTGAGGGCTATAAGCCGGTTGCTCACATCGAGATCAACTCCAAGTTTGTCGATGCTACGAAGCTTGCGGCATTCGAGAAAAAGCTCTATGGCGATACCGATACCGAGGCCAGTCTTCCGCTGCCTGCAGAAGTTCTGACGCTTTTCCCCAGCGCCTGATTTATGCCACGGGGCCCTGAGAAACCTATCTTAGGGCCCTTTTCGGGCTAAAATTTGCCAAGCGACCCAGAAAAACGGATTTTTATATTAAGTTATTTTTATTTTATATTAATTTTTTATATATTTTAAAAATAAATAGAATTAAAAGTCCGCTTTTCTGGGTCCAAATCTTTATAACTGACTTTTGAAAGGAGATACCACAAAATGGTTAAAGAGACCATAAAGTACATAGGATTTGACGATCAGGAGCGCGAAGAGGACTTCTACTTCAACCTCAACAAGACCGAGCTGATGGAAGCAGAGCTCTCTGTTCCCGGCGGACTCAGCAACGCATTCGAGAAGGCGATCAAGGCCAAGAACGTCGCAGCGGTCGTATTCATGTTCCGTGACCTCCTCTGGCGTGCGTACGGTGAGAAGACAACCGACGGCCGCGGATTCCACAAAGACCCGCAGCTCACTCGCGCCTTCGTCGAGACTCCGGCCTACGACAAGCTCTTTATGCAGCTTGTGACCGAAGAGGAGAAGGCTCGTGTATTCCTGGAGAACCTGATGCCCAAGGATCTTCTGGCTGAGGCTAAGAAGACTGCGCCGGCTTCCCTTCAGGCCCTCTAATGCTGATCATAAAAGTCCCGCAGACCGAGTTGTTCGATCCGAAAACGGAGACCTTCAACTATCTGCCGGAGACTATACTCAAGCTTGAACATTCGCTCATCTCAATTTCAAAATGGGAGTCGAGATGGCATAAAGCATATCTCAAACGGGACCAAAATCGCACGGTTGCAGAGACACTCGACTATGTTCGATGCATGTCGCTAACGCCCGTGGATCTGCAGACCGTGAGTCGACTTGGGCCTAAAGATTTCGAAACCATCCAGGCATATATAAATGAGCAGTCGACCGCCACAACCATAAAGCACATTGGCGGCCCCAAACACAGTAATCAAACGGTTACTAGCGAAGTGATATATGCTTGGATGACTGAACTGCGGATTCCATGGGAAGCTCAGAAGTGGCATCTTAGTCGGCTCATGACTTTGATCGATGTCATGAATGAACGCCAGAAACCGCAGAAGAAGATGTCCCGGGCGCAGACTGCAAAGCAGAATACTGCTATAAATGCTGCTCGTAGGGCCAAGTATAATACCCGAGGTTAAACTCAGAAAGGAGGGCCGCTGTTGATTAAAGTCAAAACTAGTGGAAGCTTCAGCACTATGCAGAAGTTCCTTAAGCGAGCGAATCTTACTCGTGTGGACGAGATTCTACATCGCTATGGTCGCTATGGTTGTCAGCGATTAGCAGCGGCCACTCCCGTAGATAGCGGTGAAACAGCCGCAAGCTGGACATATGAGGTCGTCAAGAAAGACGGCGCATATGATCTGGTGTTTTTCAACACGCATACAAATAAAGGCGTTAACATAGCAATCATTCTTCAGTATGGACATGGTACAGGGACCGGTGGCTATGTTAAAGGCCAAGACTACATAAATCCGGTGCTCAAACCGATCTTCGATTCAATCGCTGATCAGGTTTGGAAGGAGGTTACTGGGTAATGGCAAGTTCTATCGACAACAGAGTAGCCCAGCTAACTCTCGAGAACAAGCAGTTTGAAGCGGCTGCTGCACAGTCTCTTAAAACTGTTAACAAACTCGACGATGCATTCAAAATGGCAGACGGCGTCAAGGGAATGAAAGACCTTGGCGATGCTACTAAGAGTGTAAACGTCGAAGGACTTCTCAATAGCGCAAATAAGGTCCGTGTGCAGTTCGTTGCCATGGAAGAAGCCGCCCGGCAGCTGATTCGGTCCGTTACCCATGATATCTATCAGCAGGGCAAGACCCTTGTCAAAGGACTCACGATCGATCCAATTCAGGCTGGCTGGACTAAGTACAGCGAAAAACTGTCTTCAGTGCAGACCCTGATGAATGCCACTGGCAAAGACATCGACACCATAAATACATATCTGGATCGTTTGATGTGGTTCTCAGATGAAACATCATACGGATTCACAGATATGACATCAGCCCTTGCACAAATGACTGCCTCTGGCGGCGATGTTGAAAAACTGATTCCGATGATACAGGGCATCGCAAATGCTACGGCTTTTGCGGGAAAAGGCGCAGCGGAATTCAGCCGAGTCATGTATAATCTCAATCAGTCATACTCAGCCGGCTATTTGTCGCTGATGGACTGGAAGTCAGTCGAACTAGCTGGAGCCTCATCAAAAGAGCTTAAAAACATTCTCATTGATACGGCTAAGCAGGTTGGCACCCTTAATAAAGAGGGCAAAACTGCAGCCGGAACGCTAGTCGATATTTCGACGTTCTCATCTACTCTAGCTGACAAGTGGGCAACGACCGAAGTTATGGAGAAAGCATTCGGCTATTTCAACGAAATGACCGAAATGGCTTACAAAATGGTTCAGTCCGGGCAAGTGGAAACTGCCTCTGAAGCATATGAAATTCTGGCGTCTAAGTATGATACAGTTTCGCTTCGGGCTGCTAAAGCAGCGCAGGAGGCCAAATCTTTTTCAGAAACTATAGAGGCCACAAAAGATGCTGTCTCAACAAACTGGATGCAGACGTTCGAGCATATTTTTGGTAATAAGGTCGAAGCCACCAAACTCTGGACTGCTGTCACTCAGGAGCTATGGGAAATCTTTGCAGCGGGCGGAGCCAGAAGAAACGAAATTCTTACTGAATGGGCTCAAGGCACTGCTACCACAATACGCGAAGGTCTCCAGACTGGCCGAGAAGCGCTATTCGAGGGAATCGGAAGCTTCTATAATAATATTAAACGGCTGGTCACCACGACCAAAACCCTCTGGCGCGACTTCTTTCCCGAAACAACCGCCGATCGCCTTGTTTACCTGACATATAAATTCCGTGACTTCATGAAGACTCTCAAGCCTAGTAGTCAGTCAATTGCTCGGTTTAGAGTCGGTCTTCGAGAAATCTTAGCGGATATTAAGCTGTCCGGAAATGACCTGAATAGCCTTAATACCGCATTCCATGGTCTTATGGATATTCTCGGTATGGGCGTACGTATAGGAGCAAGATTTATAGGGTCATTCTCCCCGCTTATCCGTCTGTTCTCGTATCTCGGCACTCAGGCGATAAGCCTTGCTGGATATTTGGGCAAGTTGTTCACAGGCATGTCCGGTTTCCGTGGATACGAAAGCGTTTTCGATGCTTTTTCGAGCGGCCTTAGCTGGCTCGTTGACAAAATCATTGCCGGTGTCGAATGGGCTAAACAGCTTGGCATGGCCTTCGCAAACTTTGTCTCCCCGTATCTTGGTAAAGCCTATCAGACGGTTAAAGGCTGGCTGGATATTGTAACGGACTATGTCAAGATAAATGCCCCTGGGTGGCTCGACAATGTCGCGGACAATGCTAGAGCGGCATGGGGCTTTATAAAAAAGCTCGGTGCATCCATAAATACCGCACTAGGCCCGTCTGTACAGAGAATTGGCGGGTATTTCTCGTCCATATATGGATATTTCACAACACAACTTATCCCCGGAGTAACATCCTGGGTAGATGGCCTGCTTCGTGCAGAAGACCCGCTAGCCTATATTTCCACCAGCCTGGCAAATATCCGCGACAAAGCTGTAGCCGCCTGGAATTCTGGAACAATTTCGACATGGGCGTCCAATGCTAAAAAACGCATTGGGGATCTGTGGGAATCTGTTAAGAAAATCTTCGGCGACATTCGCACTCGTCTGTCGCAACTTACTGTCACCGATATTGCCAAAGGCGGTCTTGGCCTGACCGGCATTGTAGTGCTTGCACAGCTCGTTGGACTCTTGAACGGTCTTGAACAGGCTGCTCGGGCAATCGCATCTCTAGGTACCGCAGGGTCTGGTTTCATTGCCGATTTGCGGAAAACTCTTACTTCCACGGCTGCCAATAATGTACGTGCATTCGCCGTATCAATTGGCATTCTGGCGGCATCCATGAAACTGTTGTCAACTATTCCGGAAGATCAACTCTTGGGAATTGTCGGTGTCGTAGCCGGTCTGTCTGCCATACTTCTGGCATTTAATGCAATATCGGCCAAAATCGCAAAAAACAAAGCCGGATCCGATACAGCTAATACCGTTCGAGCCGCAATGAGACCGCTTGAATCACTTAACGAAATCGGAAAGTCCCTTGTAAAAGCGGTTAATATTGTTGCTATCGGTGCAGCCGTGTTGATGCTCGCTGGAGCGGCAAAGACACTCATTGGCGCGACGAAAGATGTGCCGTGGAAAGAACTAGCTAAGGCCCTCGTCTCTCTAGTTGCTATAATGGGCGCTTTAGCTGGAGCGTCTATACTTCTGTCGAAATTCGCACCAAAACTGTCTAGTGGGGCTATCAGCCTTGTAATGTTCGCCGGGGCAATTTGGCTTCTTGTCTCAGCCCTTGGCAAAATTATACAGTACGGAAAGATCGACACTAAACTTTCGGGAGCAACGCTCGAGCTTATCGGGGTTCTTGTGCTCCTGGCTGGCATAGCTGCAATCGTTCCCAAAGCAAGTGGCTTCAGTCTTATGGCTGTTGTTGCTTCGCTCTATTTGCTGCTCGGCATATTCAAAATGGTAGCAAAAGAAGCAACCACGATCGACAGTGCTATGCTAAATATGTGGAAACTTGTCGGAATGCTCGCGGTTTTGGGTATTCTTATGGAAATTCTGCAGTTGGTCTCCAGTGAAATTGGGGTATTTACCAAACAGAAAGTTAGCTGGATTGCTCTTGGCGTCGGTATGCTCGCGATGGTCTCGGCACTCTATGTTTTGACGAAGGTCGCAAAACTGGTTAAGAACCTTGATCTTTCGAAGAATACTATACGTCAGCTAAGCACACTGGTTATTTGCCTCAGCCTTATGGCAATGGCCGCAGGAGCTGCAGCTAAAATGGGCGGAAGCGTTGGCGCGTTCCTTGGGTTGTCCGTAGCTCTTGCTGCCATGGTGCTGGCTCTATACGGCCTCGTGGCTTTGGCGTCGCTTATGGATTCAATCGATGCCGAGGAAATGAAAGGCTCTTTCATAATTCTTGGTTCTCTGATGCTAGCTATGGGCGCATTTCTCGCGCTTGCCGGTCTCGGTGCGCATCTGGGCAAAGGTCTCGGATTGGCGTATCTTGTCGTGGAAATCGGAGTAATTGCCTCGATTGTCGTTGGACTGATCGCCCTTTCAAATCTTTGTGATCCCGCTGCACTGTCACAAGTATCTTCGTCTCTCGAGATCGTGGGCGCCATTCTTTCCGGAGTTATGCTGGTCATGGCTATATCCTCGGTCATTGCGAAAAAAGGTAGCTGGCAGGGTCTTCTGTATATGACCGGAATGCTCGTGCCCTTGGCTGGTGTAGTTGCTGCCTTGGTGGTCATGAAGAACATGGGACTTGATAGTGCCCTTGATTCCGCGATTGCTCTTGGCATTGTCGTAGTTGCTCTCGGCGCGGCCCTTGCATTAGCCGGCTCGTATGGCGCGACCCTGAATATCGGTACAATGCTTGCATTTGCCGGCGGCATTGCACTTATCTCGGGGGCTATGTGGGTATTCACTAAGGCTATAGGAAATATATCCGGAGACCTCCAGAGAGCATGGGGTGCCATAAAGCTCCTTGGCAGTATCTTTGGAGTTCTGGCAGTTGTTATGGCTGTGTTCTCTATCCCTGCGGTTAGTGAGTTTGCACTGCTTGGTGCCATTGTTCTTGCAGCACTCGGTGCAGCCCTGCTTGTCGTAGCAAGTGCAGCTGTTGTTATGGCCGTTGCCATTCGGAAACTCGCAGAGGTTCCCTGGGAAGGGCTTTCCGAGAAGATTAACTCGATAGTCGGCCCCGGTCTTAAACTAGCAGGCGTTCTGGCATTAGTCGGTATTGCTGGTGTCGCCCTCTTAGTCGGCGGCTTGCTTGGTGCCGTAGGCGCTTTAGCTCTTGCCGGAGGCATTGCGGTTCTTAGTGGCGCTGTTCGCTTCGCGATCGATACACTGTATTTGTTCGCGGCGGCCGTTGACTGGGTTATGAAAGCCCTTGGAAAATCCAACGGGGCCATCGATGGCAAACTGGATGAAATCCAAGCGGCTTCTGATCGTATCGAAGCGATGACTGCCCAAGTCGAAGGACTTGAACGCAGAGCTCAGGAGGCTACTAGTGGTGGTGACGGTGCTCTAGCGGATACTTCCGCAGCTACTGCAGAGCACAAGGCGCGCTATGAAGCATATAATGAAACGATCGAAGAAGCAACGGCCTCTACCGATAATTTCACAAACTCTGTAGAGAATATGACGGAGACCATGGCCAATGCTGACGTCGATAGCGCCGGATTCATGGACGGCATCCAAGACATGATTTCCAAAGGCGGAGAAGGTCTCCGAACCTTCCTGGGGGATTTTCTTGGAGAAGCATTCGGAAACATTGATATCAGCGGACTCCAGGATCTCTTTGGCGGAAAACTCGGCGAAATTATTAATAATCCGGAAGCTATTAAAGAGTCCATATCCGAGATGACATCCGGATTAGTTAGTGGTTTCGAGGAGAAGATAAGCGCGCTCACTAATGTCGGCGCAAGCGGCGGCGCTGAGATTCTCAAGGGAATGGAATCCACTGACTATGAGTCTTCTGGGCGTTATGCTGCTGAAGGCATAGCCAAGGGTCTACACCTCGGTATACCGCAGATTCGAGCGGCAGCCGCGGTCCTTGGCGATACGGTGAAAAATACATACAACAGCCGCGTTGAAATCGCCTCCCCGTCTAAGGTCATGATGTGGTCTGGTGAAATGACTGCTGAAGGCGTTGTTGTCGGTATGCTCAATCGTCTTGTGGCGATTAGATCTGCCGCATCTCAGATGTCTATGGCCGCAGTCGAAGGTTTCAATCAAAATGCGACCGATGTCATGGCTTCTGGCGAAGCTGCTATGACATTTACTCCGGTAGTAGACATGACAAATCTGTCCCCGGCAAATGTACAGCAGCTCGTTGGCAATGCTCAGCTGGCCGTTGCTTCGCAGCTTGCTGAAGATAGGCAGGCGGCAAAAATGACGACAGATCTGAATTCGATGCGGGCACAGATCACCGAGCTTGTGGCGCTCAACGCAGAGCTCATTGAAATCGTCCGTCAGGGCGGAGATGTCTATTTGGACGGCGATGTTGTCGCTGGTTCTGTAAATGCTCGTTTGGGAGGTCTTGTATAATGCGTAGATTCTGGCTCCAGAATGAACTTGGCGAACGCCTTGATTTGACTGGAAACTACGAAACATCTGGCATGTTCCTGGCCTCTCCTACGGGCCTTGGCTTCGAGTACAATGATACTTTTCAGACCGTAAAGCGCGGATTCTATAAAGCGTCATATCGAAGCCAGAAACAAACTGCTATAGGCGGGACTCTGATCTTCCTGGATCCCGCCTATCTCAAATACCAGCAGTTCGTCAACTTTGTCGAGCGTGCTGAAATGCTGTTCTTTGTCTATGCCCCGCAGTCAACTGAATATTACTGTCAGGTGACCATGGGCAAGATAGAAAAGACACAACTGACAACCCAGGAAGCAAGTCTGCAGTGTACGGTCAGTTTTATTCCGCACACAATGTGGTATACGCTGGACGACGTAACACTCAACTTCGGCGTCGGCAATATTGTCTCACGTTATCCAGACCGCTACGATCAGGATGCCCGATACGGTTCGCATGGCCAGGGCATCGTTAAAGTGCAGACTCGTGGGCACATAGAAGCCGCGCTTAAGATCATTGCCAAAGGTGCCATGGTAAACCCAGAAGTAAAGCTCATTGGCATCTCAACAGGCAAAGAGCGCGGAACATGCCTCATAAACAAAACATTCTCTGCAAATGAAGGGTTCGTCCTCTGCACAAAGTATCAGGATAGTTATATTCGCATGCTGCCTGAGGAGGACGGATCCACCGATCTCATAGATAGTGTCGACGAAAACACCGATGTTTTTATCCACGTTCCAATGGACGAGGATTGTTACGTTATAGTAACGGGCGGAGAAAGCATCGACATATCTGGATATTTGTACGACTATTATAGGAGTGTGTAATGAATCTTTACATTAAGGACCGATCAACATTCGACACGGTCCATTGGGACACCCCGTCTGCATGGTCCATCCCGATTTCGTCGGCCCTTGATGACACGGGTTCTGCGACTATAATGGAAACCGACGAGAAATTCGTCAACAACTTCGCGTATATAGCAAAGCATATATACGTAATTTCTGAGGAGGCTCCATCCCGGGGCGTCAATCAGCTCACGCTAAGCGATCCGTCGACAATTTTCGATAGATCGCTTTCGTGGCCGGATGATGCGGTCCTGACCTACGGCGATTTTATCGCTGCCCAGGTAACCTCTCAGTACATTAACTGCTCTGATTCAGATTACGCTATTAGCTATCTGGATATTGTTAATTCCGATCACACCCCGTTCACCGCTCCTGAGCTCGACGATACGAAGCTTTATGTGCTATCTGATATCATAGCTGATGCCCAGGAGCGAGGGGTAAAAATTGAATATACCATTGCAAATAAACGCCTCCTCATGACAATCTCTACGAGAGAGGAGGTTACACATAAAGTCTTCTTCAATGAAGATCAAACCGAACTTAGCACCGAAACGTATTCCAATGACATAACTGCCAAGGTAACAGTCCTGCAGAAAGTCAAGGACACGGATCCTCAGGAATATACCGAGACAACGTGGTATTTATCGACTGACGGAAATCTTTCGAATACTGTACCGGCAAACCGTGCCAAAGGCAAATGGGTTTATGCTACTGCCGAAGCAGATGAAGAACCGCTCTCTGTTGCTGAATCGATCATTGCCGATAATGTGGACTCGCACAAAATCGAGTTTTACTCCGATCGTCAATATCATTTGTGGGATGCCGTTAAACTCAGACTGGCAAATACCGTTTTTGACAGCCATATAGTTGCAATAACTCAGAAGCACAACGACAACCGTTTTCTGTATCGTTGCGGAGCGCTTGCAACTACTCTCACGGAAAAGGTAAATAAGGGTAGTGCCACGACGGTCACTGGCTCGGGCGGAAAAACCGGGAATGCTTTCCAGTTTCCGTTGGGTTATGTCTGGATATCTGTAGATGCCACCAATCCGGCAGACGTACTCGGTTACGGAACATGGGAACAGATCACTGGTCGATTCCTGCTCGCTGCAGATGCCAGTCATCCAGTCGGTTCTACGGGCGGTGAAGAGAAACATACATTGACTACAGCCGAGCTACCGAAACACGAGCACATTATATACTACGGTAATAACTCGGGGCCATATTTCACAGCGGCAATCGGTTTTCCGGCAGTTATGGAGGCTGGCGGGTCTCCGGTTACCAAGTCTTGGGGCGCAGAAATGTGTCGTACGCAACTTGTCGGCGGAGATGAAGCTCATAACAACATGCCGCCTTATCTCTCTGTCTATATGTTCAAACGCACAGCATAAGGAGAATTCAAAATGGGAGTACCTATTAATTTATTTGCTGCTGGTTCCCGTCCCGGATTACCCGCGTTTTCCTACAACGGGCTCTATGATCTGTATAATGAAGGGGTTGATGCGGCGGGAAAAACGCTCTGGACCCTTATTCTTAAGAGCACCGGCAAACTGATATTCAATCGACTTGATTCAGCGATTGATGTCTGCCTGTATGGCGGCGGCGGTGGTGGTGGAAATGGCGTAGCCAATGCCAGTGGATCGGGCGGCGGAGGTGGTAAAACCACTATACAGAAAAATATGTCCGTCCTAGCGGGTCAGGAAATCGCCCTTACAATGGGCGCCGGCGGTGCTGCCCAGACAAACGGTGGAAATACTATATTCCGACTCGATACCACGACGCTAACTGCACAAGGAGGAACTGGCGCGCAAGGACTGGTTCCCGGCGAATACGGCGGTGGATCTGGTGAACGTGAAGGCGGCGTCGATGTATCGTACGAGATGGCCCGCCTGCAATACACCGTTCGTATAACGTGCACTATCGGACGCGAAGGTTCCACTTGGTATGCTTGGGTCTCTAAGGTCGAACTCAGGATGACCAATCGCACCGGTACATATCCGGTAAACAGCTTCGGTTACATTTACATTAATAATACTCAGAGTGTAAGCATCGAGGGTATTATCGGCACAACAGTTTATGGTAAGGCTTACTCTACAGTCTGGGAAGGGACCGGTACAAAAGTTCCGATCAGTGTTTCAGCGGACACGGCTACATTCACGACTCGGTTCGAAAAAGGCGCCTATGGCGGAGCTAACCAGCTATTCTTTTATACCAAGGTTGGATCTACAGTCCTTCAAAATGGTATCATCAATGCTGGTAACACGGTTAGTTCCAGCACGATCGGTGTCTCTGGCACAGCCGGAAAGACGGGTCCACAGGCGTTTGGCGAGGATTCTGTTTACCCCTGGTATGAATTTGGTGCTGGCGGTGGAGGCGGAATGCTCGGCAATGGCGCGGGATATGATGGCGGCGCCGGTGGAGGCGGTAAGGGCGGAAGTGCTAATGCCGATGCTCAGGATGCTACGCCGAACACGGCTTCTGGCGGAGGTGGTGCTGGGCCTAATAAAACCGGTGGAAAAGGCGCTTCTGGCGTCATAGTGATACGGAATGCGAGGTGAGCAATATGAACCTAATCAAACTTTATCAAAAGCAGTCAACGTGGTATACGGGCACTACCACCGGCGTTCCTGTTGGTATCTGCCTTCATGACACGGGCTGTAATAACAAAACCCTTAAGCGGTATGTTCAGCCGAATGACAATGATCCAAATTGGCAGCAGCTGATCGATCTTATCGGATGGAACAAAAACTATAATGACTGGAACCACGCCAAACGGGCTGCTGGCGTAAACGCCTGGATCGGCACATTGGCCGACGGTTCGGTCGCCACAGTTCAGGCTGGCCCGTGGAATTATCGTCCGTGGGGTGTCGGAAGCGGCAGATATGGTTCTCTTAACGGCGATAAGAACGATCCGAATGCCATGTTCTGGCTGCAGTTCGAGATCTGCGAAGATTCTCGTAGGGATTATCCCTATTTCGAAAAAGCCTACTTCGAGGCAGTCGATCTCTGTGCATATTGGTGCGAGATGTTCGGCCTTGATCCGCATGGTACCGTGACCTACAAAGGCCATCAGGTTCCCGTGATCTGCTGCCACCAGGATTCTTATCGTCTTGGTTTCGGCGCTAACCACTCTGATGTGTATGACTGGTTCAACGTCTTTAGCATCACAATGGACGACTTCCGCGATGCTGTGGCCCGGAAAGTGGGCAAAGTCATAGTCGACAAACCGGATATTCCTGAACCGGAGCCCAAGCCCACGCCGACTCCTGTCGATGGTCCCGTCAAAGTCGGGTCTCTCGTCAGCATCAATCCGGGCGCAACATACTACAGCGGTACAGCAATTCCTGCCTGGGTTGCTAAACGCAACTGGTACGTATACTCCGCACCCGAAGGTAAAGACCGTATCGTTCTTAACAACTCGGAAGACGGCAAGTATAAGATCATGTCCCCGATTAATCGGAAAGACGTTACGGTTGTTGGTGTTACTACTCCGTCGACACCAAGTACGCCCTCTGAGCCAATTGGATATCGCGTAAAAGTGCTTACAGACGCGCTGAATATACGCAAAGGTCCGGGCACTAACTACCAGATTGCGGGAGTTATACGCGATCGAGGTGTCTATACTATCGTACAGACGCACGGTACCTGGGGCAAACTTAAGAGCGGTGCCGGCTGGATATCCCTTGGCTGGTGCAGCAAAATATAAGGAGGTTGATAATATGGCCATTCGTGGCTCCACATTTGTTAACCAGGAATTCACAGCGCAGGACCACGGCGGAGCGTTCGCGGCGTCAATAACGGACGGACAGCTTACGGCCCGCGCTGCGGTTACTGTATCCGGTAAAAACGTGACTCTGCCCAAAGGTCTTTACTGTATCGGTGGACGAGTCATCGAACTAACATCAGCCCAGGTTATCAATGTGGCTGCAACGAGCGGCTACGCCCGCATAAAATGCAAGATTAACCTGGCAGCAACATCAACCGAAGCCAGCTTTCAGCAGGTCACCTTCGAGGTCGATACGGCCACTTCTGCAACCGGCTTCGCAGCGCTGGTACAGGAAGACATAACTGGCGCTGGTGTTACATACGAGGCCGAAATGGCGGTTGTTCAGTGTGGTGCATCGCATACGCTGGTTCGCCAGATCGAAATGGCGTCAACAAAACGCATAATCCTCAATGCGGTAGTCGCGGCAGCAGACTGGTCCAATAACCAGGCAACGGTAACCGTAGACAAGCTTGGCGCAAATGCAGATCCGATAATTACGTTCGACCCCGACTCCTATGCAGACTGGGCTGGATGCGGTATTCGGGCGATTTCAACGGATTATCACAAGGTTGTTCTGGCTGCAGATACGGCTCCGTCGAAAACCGTAAAGTTCCTTGTTGTACTGTAAGGAGGTTCTATGGATATTCTGAAAGATATTCTGCTGCCGGTAATCCTCGCAGTAATCGCCTCTGGAGGTTTCTGGGCATTTCTTGAAAAATGTCATGGAACTAAACGGGCAGAACATGACCTTCTCATGGGTATGGCTCGCAACATGATGATGGACCGGGCAACAAAGTATCTCAGTCGCGGAAACTGGATAACACGCGTTGAATACGATAATCTGGTTAAATACATGTACACGCCGTATGCTAAAGCACATGGAAACCACGGTATGAACAAGGTAATCGCCGACATTGACAAAAAATTGCGTATTGTAAATGAACCCGAGCCGGATGGCTCATATTACATAGTCTCTCGCGATAGGGGGCACTGCTGAATGATAGATGATTTTGAACTTATAGTTCACAAATTTAATGACCGAGAAGATCGGCATATCTATCTGCTTGGCGATGTCCATCTTGGCGCTAAGGAGTGTCTCGAGACCGAATTCGCTAAGTTTTTGCAGCTGGTCAAAGACGATTACGCTGGATATTTGATTCTGCTCGGAGATCTTCTGAATAACGGGGTCAAGTCCTCTGTCACAAATGTCTATGACGAGGTGCTCATGCCAGGCAATGCCAAGCGACAGATGATAGAGTACCTGGAACCGGTCAGCGATAAGATTCTGTGCGCAGTTACAGGCAATCACGAGCGCCGTACGCTTCGCGAAGATGACATGGATATTACATACGATATCATGTCTCAGCTGGGCATAGAGGAGCGCTGCAGGCGAAATATAGCGTTTCTGAAGCTGCAGTTTGGCAATCCGCGTTCCTCGCGAGAAACAAATCCACAGTACATGTTTGCCTGTACGCACGGTGCTGGCGGCGGAGCACTCCCGGGAGGAGTCATTAATCGCAACCAGCGATTCGCTGATGCATTTGAAGGACTTGACTGCCTCTGTACGGGGCACTCCCATAAACCCATGACATATGCCATGTCGAAACTGCGCATAGACCATGCACACAACCGAGTGCAGGAACGCACTGTAAAAATTGCGGTGGCAAGCTCCTGGCTGCGGTACTCTGGGTATCCGACCGCGGCGATGCTCCCACCCACTGGACGTGTTATCAACCGCATTGATCTGTGCGGTGATAAAAAACATATGGAGGTAATCATATGAGAATTGACGATCGCAAAGTAAAGGGCCGTGTCTTGCTTGATGCTCTCGATCCCGTTGACGGCTTCAACATTTTAGTTGAAAGCACTGGCGCTACTTGGCAGTGGCGTGGCTCGCCCCTTGATCCTGAAGTAGCTGCTATTCGCCTCGATGCAATGCTCGAGGATACGGTACCGCTCGGAGTAAGGTTTTGCATTACAGCCGCGGAGGGCCAGAGCTATAAGGTGCTTTCGCTGCCTGTGTACACGGTCAATAAGACCGCCAAGACTATCACGATAGATATCACGGCGCTTGTTGCCGATAAGAAACTGACAATAGCACTGGACACCGGTGTTATTACCATAGAGTCGAATACGATAACGTAATTATATGGAGGTACTTACATGAAAAACATCTTCTCAATGGCGTGGGTTGAAGCGGCCCTGATGCGCGCTCTTCACACGTTCGCCCAGACAGCGATCGCAATGATTACTGTCGGCTCCATGTTCTCAGAAGTCAACTGGGTGCAGATAGCGTCTGTATCCGGTGTAGCCGCGCTGGTATCGATCCTGAAGTCGATCGTTGCCGGTACTCCTGAGAGCACCACAGATGGCGAAGTTATTATTAGTGACAATACCGATTCTACTGCCTACCAGTTTGCGTTTAATAATATTGATCCCGGCAAGTTGCAGACTGGGCGCACTCTGAAGATCAAAGTAAATAACAAACTGGCGGACGATCTGACGAGAAAATAACAGCCCCTATTATGAGACCAAAATAAGAAAGGGGCATCACTATGAAACGTGACAAACGCACTCCGCTGGAGAAATCTATTGACGAGGCTCTGGAGGAACTGTATGGTCTGAATCCCTATAGCGAGGAATATGCCAAGGCTGTAGCGAATCTGGAAAAGCTTGGAAAGCTCTACTCTGTTACGAGTAGGCCGAAAGTCGATCCGAATACGCTTATAACCGCGGGATGTAACCTGCTAGGGATCGGAGCAATACTGTCCTACGAGCATCTTCATGTGATCGCCAGCAAGGCGTTGCAGTTCGTAATCAAACCCCGTCTGTGACGGAATCAATAAGAGACTCTAAAACTACAGAGTCTCTTATTTTTTGCGAAAATTACACGCCATATAATGAAGAAAAGGAGGTTTTGTTATGAACAAAATTGTGAATTATCTGCTTCTGATCTGTGGCATTATAGCCGGATTGATCTTGGCAGGGATCTACTTTATCTGGATTGTGATCTGCACAGTCTTCAACATGCTCGTATGGGCCGTTACAGGCGCCGCTGAGCAACTACGGATGTGCGAAGATATGATTAAGTACGAGTTGATTCCCGTTGACTTTCTGGTTGACTATGCCCTCAGCAGAATGCGGAGCCACAAAACTAATTACAAAATCGCTAAGTACGAAGAGCTCAATTGAGCTCTTTTTTACGCAAAAATAACACAGTCTATTATGAGAGAACTTGATACTAGAAAGGAGCTACTACTATGTGGATAGAAGTTGACGACACCGTATATAAGGAAACTCAGAAACGCAAAGAAAAAAGAGACCAGCGTATGCTCAGGAATATCTTGCTCATATTGCTCTGGACGGCACTCGCCTATGTGGTATTTGGACCACTTGGACTAATCGTCGGCGGAATAATATGCGTCAAGAAATATCTTTGAGACCTGCATAAGGTCTCTTTTTTTGCCAAAATGGTGTCTTCGACCCAGAAAAACGGATTTTTATATTAAGTTATTTTTATTTTATATTAATTTTTTATATATTTTAAAAATAAATAGAATTAAAAGTCCGCTTTTCTGGGTCCTCTAAAAATAACACACTATATTATGAGAGGGCTAGAATGCTCTCCGTAAATTGAAAGGAGATACTATTATGTCTTATGAAGTAAAAGAGAACCTGATTGTTGTTCTGGAGGACCTGGACGGCGAAGGACGCTATTTCATGGAGGTTTATGCTGGTCTGAGTGACTGTGACGAAATTGCTATGCGCAATTGCCGAAACATTCACCTGGACACAGTAGGACACCGCCTGATCTGCGTTCGCGTTGCAAGGTAACCCTAAGAACCCTACAACCAGGGTTCTTTTTTTTCACCGAAAATAACACACCCTATTATGAGAGGACTAGAGTCCTGTCTAAAACTTTTTAAAGGAGAATATTATAATGGAAGAGAACACCAACATCACTAACGTTGAGGAAATCGAAGAGACCGAAGAAGTCAATACCGAACCTGAAGTTCTGGAAGAGACTGAAAACGAGACTACCGAAGTCGATGTTACGACTGGCGTAATTGTCAGCGCTGTTGCTCTGGTGGCACTTGCCGGTTATGGCACGTACCATGCAGGAAAGCAGGCTGTCAAGTTCGTCAAGCGTAAGATCGAAGAAGGGAAAGCCTCGTTCGAGGAACGCCAGGCTGCAGCTGAGGAAAAGAAGGCTGCGAAGGCTCTCACGAGGAAACAGCGTAAGGAGGCACTCAAACAGATAATAGCCCAGCAGAAAGCTGAGACAGAAGAAGAGTAAGTCCGAAGACTTAGACTACTACATGTGGTCTAAGTTTTTGCAAATATGAAAGGAGAGCATATAATAATTATGAACAAACGTGTTAAAAGAGTTTGCCCCGGTGGTCCAGGTTTCCAGTCCACAAATGCACAGATGTCTACTATCAATGACCGCCAGTTCAAAGTCGGAGACCGAGTTCGTGCAGCCAGAACTGGTGCATATACTTTTTCTGGCTTCTCTCGTACCATGGTTCAGTGGATGCCTGGTGAGATCATAGCAATCTATATGCATCACGTTATGGTCGCGTTCGATGACGGCTGTACCGAGTGTTACCAGATTCGCTATCGAGCGATTCCAGGCGAGATGGTCGACTACTATATGGTCTATGCAATAGATGAAATTCAGTTTATTGAAGAAGGGAGTAAGAACTATGATAATAGCACGTGTGCCCACTGCACTTATAAAGCGCTTTGCTACGCTAAATAAGTACGGACCTGCTATATGCACCGCCAGCGGCATCGGTCTTATGCTCACCGCAATTGGCCTGGGTATAAGCGAAACTCCGAGCGCGCTGGATATTCTGCATTATGAGGGAATTGAGTCCTTCGACGACGCAAAACATGACATCAAGACCACTATCGCATGTATTGTCCGGGCGTACTGGCTTATGGCACTTACAGCCGCCTGCGGCGTCATACTACTGATCTTGGCGCAAACATCCAACCAGAAGCGTATAAGTGCGCTCTTGACTTCCTATGCGCTTTCTGAACAGCAGCTGAAGGACTTTAAGGCCGCAGTTGCAGAAAAGCTCAAGCCGAACGACCTTAAAACCTGTGAAGCCCAGGCCGCCCAGACAAATATCAGCCGAGATGCTCCTGATGAATCTCAGATTATTCAGACCGGTGGTGGGCAGGATCTCTTTAAGGATGGACCTTCCGGCAGATACTTTTATACATCGTATGACGCCGTGATCCACGCGGAGACGATGGCAAACCGTATTCTGTCGAATGACACCTGGATATCGCAAAGTGAAATCTATGATTGCTTGGAGTTACCCCCAACGACCGTTAGTGACATGCTAGGCTTCGATATTGCCAACGGACCGTTGGAATTTCAGGTTACTCCATGCACTAGCTGGAAGAATACTCCGTGTTTTCTTCTGGATTATCGTCTTAAGCCGATGTACAGCAATCGCTTCTGACAAAAATTACACGCCATATAATGAGGGAGATGGACTTCCTACACTAATTTTATAAAGGAGATTTTATACTATGGAAAACACTGAAATCACTAAGACTGACGTAATCGTTGGCGTACTGGACGCAGTTGATGGTGCAATGTTCGGATCTCTGCTTGGAAAAGTTGTGCTATGCTTTATGCCTAGGAGCACTAAGCGCGTTATAAACGTGGCGGTGACCCTGGCATTTGCAGTGTTCGGCAGCAAGCTTGCAGCGATCGGATATGAAGCTATATACGACAAAATCCATGCGAAGAACGAAGCTATCGTCGACATCTTTGCTGATGATCTCGCGATTTTTCGTAAGATAAGAGCTCAGAAGAAAGAGGCGTAAAACGTCCGCTAAGATCACTACATGTGATCTTAGTTTTTAAAAACTGAAAAGGAGTATTAATATGTTCTACGATACAAGCTACATCGAAACTCATCCGGTGTTTACTGGCAAGACCAAAATACTTATAGCTGTGATTGTCATTGCAGCTATTCTCATGGCTGCTTTCTGGATGTTTGAGGCGTCTGTCAAGCGCCAGGCGTACGACTATGGCTATGAGCAGACAAACAGCGTCTTATATTCTAACCCGGATATAACACTCAGTAAACAGGCTATACGGTTTGCACGAGCACTAACCGGAAGCACAGACCCCGTGTATGACGCCTGCATTGAACGGTATCCGCATGAATTTGCTACAGAGCATCTTAACGGACTAGCCAAGAAACTATTTGGTGACGAAGCTCTCGAATGGGTTATGGATGGTATAGACGACGCATTCGACGAATTTCTCGGAGAAAGGAAGTAAGCAATGGCTCAAAAAGATCTCATAGAACTTGTTCCGGAAGATATCGCACCGAGAGCGTCACTACATGTGACAGAGGACAACGCTCCGAAACGTGAACCGCCAGCACAGGTCACAAAGACCGTAGCGCGCACGCAGGCGACATCATTTGGAGCGAAGCTCAAAGAAGCGTTCTTCTATGGCGATGAGCGCTCAGTCAAGGACATCGTGTTGTTCGATGTTATTGTTCCCGGCCTTAAGAACATCATGGCAGATATCATAGAGCAGTCGGTTAACACCATACTGTTCGGCGGAGAAAAAGTCGTTTCAACAAAGAAAGGCGGTTCATACGTTGCGTACAATAACTACAGTAGCGGGACTTCTCAAAACCGGTCTCGAAATAGCAGAGATCGCAGCGAGACTCGGAATAGAGGTCGCTTTGATTTTAGCAATCTGTTCCTGGATACGAGAGGCGAAGCAGAGCAAGTCAAAGACATCCTCATTGACCTCGCGGAGCTCTACGGCGAAGCGACTGTGGCAGATCTCAAAAGCCTTGTTGGCCTAGAGTCCGAAATCTCCGAAAGTGATAGGGCCTATGGCTGGACAAACTGCAGCCCAATTCGTGTAGTTCCGGCAGGGCGTGACGGTTTCAGATTGGAGCTCCCGAGAGTAGAGGTGCTTCAATGACTGCCGACATAATGCTACCGCGCGGCTGCCGAAAACTTCACGCCTGGCATATTCGGCAGATTGCTTGCGGCGTTTTACTTCAGGCAATAAAAGATTGGCGACGTGTCCAGAAAAAAGATATCTCGGCCGATGTATGGGATCTGGTTGATCGCCACCGCATATATACATTTTTCATGAGCGAGGACTGTGATATGTGGTGCACACTCGCAAATATAAGCAAACCACAGCTAATCCGTACATTAAAACAAAAATATCCTTGGACATTTAAGAAGGGAGAATCATATGAACTTTACGACAATAATTAAGGGCGGAGCAAAGGTCGCATCTCGTATCGGCCTCCAGCTCTCTAAGCATGCCCCTGAAATTCTCACAGGCCTCGGAATCGCAGGTTTCGTTGGCACAGTGGCACTGGCCATCGACGAAACTCCGGCAGCCCTTGATATCCTGAACGAAACCAAGACCAAACTCGAAGCAGTCGATGTCCTGCTCAACAGCGATGAGCCTGACGTTGTAGAAAAGCGTGAGCGGTACGAGTACACTCCGGAGAAAGCCGCGGCAGAGCGTCGCAGATGGCATATTGATGCTGCCTGCAAACTGCTGAAAGTATACTGGAAGGCACTGGTTGTCGGTACACTCAGCATTGCGGCTATTCTTTGTGCGCACAACATAGCACATTCCCGTATGCTGGCTATTACGGCCATTGCAGACGCCACACAGAAAGCGTTCGACGAGTATCGGCAGCGTGTGGAAGAGCGTGTCGGCCCTGAGGTAGAGAAGGAAATTCGGTATGGCCTGAAGAAGAAAACCATCACTGCCGTAGAGACCCTGGAAGACGGCACCGAAGAAAAAACCAAGGTCGAGAAAGCCGAAGTTCGGACTGGGGAACCCGTATGGGACTGCTATACACGGATCTTTGATGAAAGCAATCCGAACTATAAGCGTGGCCCCGGCTACAATAAGAATTTCCTGATCGGTATCCAGAAACAGGCAAATGACCGCTTGCACATGCAGGGGCATCTGTTTCTGAACGAGCTTCTGGATATGATGAGTTTCCCGAGAACTCCCGAAGGCGCTGTATGTGGCTGGGTCGAAGGCAACGGCGATAACTATGTTGACCTCGGCATCTTTGATTCCTGCTATCGTCCAAAGGCAGATTTCATTAACGGCTATGAACAGTCCGTTATCCTGCACTTCAATTGCGACGGTGTAATCTATAATCTCATTTGAAGTCGAGCCGGCCTCAATGCTGTCGGGTGCGGTTGTCGGTATCAAGATGAACTCGACTATCCTCAACTCTATACATATTATTGAAAGGAACGATAAAAATGGCTAACAGAGCATTTGGTTGGAACCTCAAGAATCATCGCAAGCAGATGAAGGGGAACAAGACGCGCCTGGCCTACCGGAAGTTCGTTATACGGGCTTCCGAGGGACGCAAGGCGGCAGTAAAGGCAGGGCTGATAAATGGATAAAGAGCACGAACTCGCCGCTCTCAAAAACCGTCAAATTCTGTCTGCTGATCATGACCAGATTATACAGGACTTCAACGAAAACACTGCAGTTGAACACCCGTCGCATTACACGTCCGGCGGTATAGAGTGCATTGATGCCATGAAAGCCATGCTCACTGGATATGAGCAGGCGAAGATTGCGACTAAGTTTTATTGGCATTTTCTGTCTGGGCAGGTCCTCAAATACCTCTGGCGCTGGCCGCTTAAAGAACATCCTCTGCAGGATCTTAAGAAGGCCCGCTGGTATTTGGACCGGCTTATCGACAATATCGAAAAACAGGATCATGCCGTCACAGAATTGCATTCCGATATGGGAAAGGGGATTTCTGAATGAACAGGGAAACGATACATGCTGAAGGCATTAAGTGTGTCAAGAAAGCGCAGGTGTATATTGACGGGCTGCAGATTTGCCCGGAAGATATGCAGACGGAATATGCATGCCAGATTGTAAATGCCGTTGTTGGCGAAGCGTTCAATTTCTGGTGGGCCAAGGATCGTGAAGACTCATTAGCTGATACCCTCTGCGCTTATGAAGAGGTTTGGCGCTGGGTTCGTAAAGACATGGTTCGCCAGGGATGCAAGTTCTATCCGGGGGCTGAGCAGTACATGAACTTTATGCATTACCTTGGCAAAGTTCTGGTGACTCTGTGAGGTGCGGCTATGGAAAACAAAGAAATCTGGCCGTGCATGTTCGCTGGCGACTGTGCACATGCATGCCACCCAGGAATAGTGATTAGCGTTGCGTCCGAATGCTACCTGACAACTGACCTCGGACTTAGAGTTCGTGGCGACTGTAATTGCAAGGTCCTCGATGATGGAACAATTGCGATTTCTTACCCGACTTATGGCGCAGAGAAAAATATGCTCTATGAAATCGTTGAACTCCTTGCCAAAGAGAAGACCGTTACGTTTCGGCAGATTCATTATATCTGCACGAACGAACAGCCCGGCCCGGTTACTAGTACGTGGCCCCTGATCTGGAACGGTCTGGTTCAGATCGATGACGACAAGCTGACTTTTGAATTCATGGCAACAGAAAGGACTGATACCGATGACTAAATATGATCTTCGACAGTGGAAGAAAAAAGATGAGATGACCGCCGCGCTCAATATCGCAGAAGCAAAGTTCGCAACCTGGCGGACTCGTATTCTGTTTGCTGCGGCCAACGCTGATGCCGAGGACGCCAAACTGGCTCCGAAACAGCTGTTGCTTGAGATGATGACGGACACATTTGAACTCTGGGATTCGGGTCTCAAGGGCTCGCTTGTAGACTGCGCGCATCTGTATGATAAGGTTTGGTCTCGCATGCGAATCTTATTTCAGCTTGTGGCGCGCACGGACATTCTGGAACGCGATGGGTTTATGAACGCGTTTGTCTCGGCGGCAAGAGATATCACCAAGATTCTGTCTGAAGACTCAGGAAAACACACGTATGTTTCTATTGCAGATGAGAGCACCATAGATTCCGGAAAGGAGAGCACTGAATGAAAAAACTTCTCATATTTCTTGCTGGGGCGGCAGCAGGAAGTCTGATTACTTGGTATTTTACCAAGGAATATTGCCGAAAGAAGACAGACGAAGAGGTCAATGACGTCGTTGCGCATTTCCGCAATGCCTATAAGCGCGAAGTCGAAGAGCCTCGTCGCGTACAGCAGGAAGCCGAGCGCCAGCAGCGCGAATCTTGGCAGGAGCAGAAAAAAGCTTACTACAAAATGTCTCAGCAATATCAGCCGCCGGATGAACCTGTTCCGGAAGCTGGATATTATCCCGAACCGCATCCGCATGAAGACTATAATCCTCCCTACGAGGTCACGGAAGAACAGGTCCTCGATATGATGCGTATGAACGACGAGTGGGAGCAGGTCGAGCTGACATATTACGAGGCCGACGACGTCGTAGTAGAGGACCGCGAGCAGATGGAGAACTGGTCTGAATATGTCGGACCGGTGTCATCAAAGTGCTTCAATGCCCAGGGACTGTATTTCGTACGAAACGAAAAGTACAAAGTGGACTATGAGATCCATTATGAGCCTGGTAACTTCGGAGATACTGATGACCCAGACTTCGGCTATAGAATGTGAGGGTACTAATATGGAGGCAAAGATGATATACAGTGAAGACGACGGGACCTTGGTCCCTAACATGTACGACACAGTGTATCCGACCGGTCAATCAGATGTTATGACCGACTGTATTCGGAGGCTGCGTCTATACTCGGAGCACGTCGAAAGATTTCTTGCTGCTACAAAGGAGGCCAGTCTTGTATGATAAAGGACGTTCGTGATCGTTATTTTGACTATCTTATATCGGTCTCGGAGAGCTCGTGGACTAAACAGGAGCTCTTTCCTTTACGGATTCTGTTCGAGACTGAGTTCTACGATTTGGTCCCGCATGATGAAAACCGTATAGCTGATGCTAAACAGCTTCGAGAGGACTTCGTAAAATCATCTCAGAATCTTCCGCAGGAAATCGATATTATTCGCGATATGGGACCGGCTAACTGTCTCGAAGTCATGGTCGCCCTGGGAGAACGTATGGACTTCCTGACATGTAATGGCGACGGTATAAATCGTACCGGATGCTGGTTCTGGGAGATGTTTCATAATCTGGATCTCTCAGTCGATACGAACAAAGATAATATTGAACTGTACAAGGCCAAGATCCAGCGATTTGTGGACAGGGAATATGAGCCCTCTGGACACGGTGGTCTGTTCCCGATTCGGGATGTCAAATACCTTAATCGGCCGATAGATGCGCGAAAAGAAGAGCTTTGGTCTCAGATGCAGGCGTATCTTATGGAAAACTGGTACTTCTGAGAAACTATAATATTTAGAAAGGAGGCGGTTGCTTCTGAAATCGTTCTTCAAGGTTCGTTATGAGCAGGTCAAGAAAGGAGTATTTCACATACTGCCGGAGTTCATTAACGACAAATGTGACGATTTGATGTGCCGTGGCGGGGACTTCTATGCTGTATACAATGAAGAAACCGGCCTCTGGAGCAATAGTCTCTCAGATGTTGTAGCAATCGTGGATAATGCACTCTTCAAATTCCGGCAAGAGAATCAGTTCCCAGAGGATGCTGTGATCATAGTCAAAGCTCTTCGCGAAAATTCAACCGGCATCTATAAGCAGTTCATCAACTATGTTAAGACCGCCCCGGATAACTACCGTGATCTGAATCAGACTGTTATCTTTTCTGACAAGGAGCCGAAGCGTACCGACTACGCGACCTTTAAGCTGGATTACCCGTTTGAAGTCAAAGAGACTCCGGCGTACGATGAACTAATGAACACGCTGTATGCCCCGTCTGAACGCCAGAAGCTGGAGTGGGCTATTGGTGCGATTGTTCAGGGAGACAGCAAAAAGATTCAGAAGTTTATTGCGCTGTATGGCGATCCAGGCTCCGGCAAATCCACAATCATCAATATAATAACGTCGTTGTTCGGAAAGTACGCGACTCCGTTTAATGCTAAAGCTCTGGCATCGGCAAGCAATCAATTCGGCATGGAACCGTTCAAGAATGCTCCATTGGTCGCTTATGAACACGACTCCGACCTTCGCAAAATCACGGATAACTCCAAGCTCAATTCGATCATTTCGCACGAACCAATGGATATGAACGAGAAGCACAAAGCACATTATATGATAATGGTGCCTGCATTCTTGTTCATAGCCACGAATAGCCCAATTGAGATCACGGACGTCAAGTCGGGTCTCATACGACGGTTGATCGATGTTGAACCCACCGGCGAGAAACTTCCAGAGGACCGATACTTCCAGCTCATGGACCAGATCCAGTTCGAGCGTGGCGGCATAATAGCGCATTGCCTGGATGTTTACAATAAGCTGGGCAAAAAATATTATAGTCGTTACACCCCGGTCAAACAGCAGGAACGAACCGACCACTTCTACGACTTTATGCTCGGCAATTACAATCTGTTCAAGCAGCAGGATTATACGACTCTGAAGCAGGCATATGATCTGTACAAAGTCTATATTTCTGATTCCGGAATGACCTGGAGTTATGCCAAGAACCGGTTTAAAGAAGAGCTGAGTGGGTATTTTGAGACTTGGTTTGCCTCGACAACTGTGGATGGCCAGAGCCTGACAAATGTCTATAAGGGCTTTAAGTCCGAGAAGTTCGATGTGTATGCGCCAGAAGGGCCTTCAGAGCCCCCCAGATGGCTTCAGATGACGTCTACAGTCTCTCTCCTTGATTCTGTATTGGCCGATTGCCCAGCGCAGTATGGAGGCCCTGACGAGCTTCCAGAGCGTGCCTGGGACAAGGTAATTACACATCTCGGAGACCTGGAGACTACAAAGCTTCACTATGTCAGAACGCCATTGGCGCACATAGTAATCGATTTTGACCTGCGAGATGCCGACGGAAATAAAAACCAGGAGCTCAATCTTGAAGCTGCATCCAAGTTTCCGCCAACATACGCGGAATTCAGTAAGGGCGGAGCGGGGGTCCATCTACATTATATCTGGGATGGCGATCCAACAGAGCTTGCTCCGGTTTATGCTCCGGGCATTGAGATCAAAGTCTTTAAGGGGAAGTCAGCCCTTCGGAGACGTCTGAGCTATTGCAACGACCTTCCTATAGCGCATATATCCACTGGTTTGCCACGAAAGGAGGTCAAGCCCGTGGTAGAACCAAATACCCTCAAAACAGAAAAGTCGCTTCGTGAATTGATAAAGCGAAATCTTCGTAAAGAAATCCACCCCGCAACTAAACCCAGCATAGACTTTATTAAACGCATCCTGGATGATGCTTATGCAAATCCCGAGCTCGCGTACGATGTTTCCGATATGCGTGGGCAGATTACCTCGTTCGCCGCTCAAAGCTCTCATAACGCTACATATTGCCTTAAACAGGTAAATGCAATGAAGTGGAAGTCTGAGCGGGAGCTGCCAGAAGTTGAGATCTCTGGTGAGAAGCCGATAGTCTTCTACGATGTCGAAGTCTTCCCCAATCTGTTTGTAGTCTGTTGGAAGTATCGCGGAGCAAATGCCAAAGTCGTAAAGATGATTAATCCGACGCCGGCAGATATCGAGTTCCTATTCGATACTCGGTTGATCGGATTCAACAATCGTCGATACGACAATCACATTCTGTATGCTCGACATCTTGGCGAAAGTTGCGAAGAGTTGTTCAAACGCTCGCAGGGAATCATCAATGACGACCGACCGATCTGGATGTTCCCCGAAGCGTACAGTATATCGTATACCGATATCTATGACTTCTCGTCCAAGAAACAGTCCCTCAAAAAGTTTGAGATCGATCTGCATATTCACCACCACGAACTTGGACTTCCATGGGATCAGCCTGTTCCGGAAGAACTCTGGAATACTGTAGCAGACTATTGCGTCGATGACGTACTGGCAACCGAAGCAGTATTCGATGCTCGCGCTGAGGACTTCGTGGCCCGAGAGTTCCTGGCCAAGTTGTCGGGGCTGACGGTCAATGACACGAACCGCAAGCACATTGAGCAGATACTCTTCGGCAATGACAAGCATCCGCAAGACAAATTCGTTTATACAGATCTGTCTACACTGTTTCCGGGCTATACGTTCGAGAATGGTAAGAGCATGTATCGAGGCTTTGAGGCAGGTGAAGGCGGATTTGTCTTTGCAACTCCCGGAATGCACGAGGATGTGGCGTTGCTGGATATTGCGTCCATGCACCCGACGTCTCTGGAGCAGCTCAATCTGTTTGGTCCATATACTCAGCGTTTCAGCGACATCAAGAAAGCTCGTATTGCCATCAAGCACCACGATTATGATACTGCCAGAACTCTGCTGGATGGCGCACTGGCGCCGTTCCTCGAAAACATTACGGACGAGGGCGCTAAGGCACTGGCCTATGCGCTAAAGATTATCATCAACAGCGTGTATGGTCTAACAGCAGCACGCTTCGATACTCGGTGCAGAGATCCTCGCAATATCGATAACATCGTGGCTAAACGCGGTGCACTGTTTATGATCAACCTGAAGTATGAGGTCGAGGCTAAGGGATTCACAGTCGCTCATATCAAGACAGACTCGATCAAGATCCCGAATGCCACTCCGGAAATCATTCAGTTTGTAATGGACTACGGGCGTCAGTACGGCTACGAGTTCGAGCACGAGGCTACATACAAACGTATGTGTCTTGTCAATGACGCTGTGTATATAGCCCAGTACACAAACCCACATCCCGGCGAATGGACCGCAACTGGTGCACAGTTCCAGGTTCCCTATGTATTCAAGAAACTGTTCAGTGGCGAGCCGATAGAGTTCTACGATTTGTGTGAAGCACGGTCGGTATCTGATGGAGCGGCACTCTATCTGGATAATGGCGACGGCGATATGCAGTTCGTGGGCAAAGCGGGTCTGTTCTGTCCGATGCTTCCTGGCTGCGGAGCTGGAAACCTCGTGCGAGTTTCAGGCGATAAGGTAGGTGCAGCTACAGGGTGCAAAGACTTTCTTTGGATGGAATCTGAGAAGGTCGAGCAACTGGGGCTCCAGAACTTTATCGACTATCGGTACTTCGAGAACAAAGTCGACGAAGCAATCGAAACAATTTCCCAGTATTGTGATTTCAATAAATTCATAGAATAAAAAGGAGAGTATATTTATGTCTAAGCCTAGTAACATTTCCATTGCCAATGCTCGTATCGCTTTTCCGAACTTCTCTGCTAAGCCGGAGAAGTATAACCAGCACCCGATGCGCAACTTCCTCCTGATCCTGGAAGACGAGGGTCTGGTGGAGAACCTCATTGCCGACGGCTGGAACGTCAAGCGCTTTAGACCTCGCGAGGGCGAAGATCTTGGCACTGCCTACCTGCAGGTGAAGGTCAACTTCAATAATAAGCCGCCTATCATCTGGCTCATCACGGGTGACCGCAAAACCCGGGTTCATGAGGACATGATCGAAGCTTTCGACTATATGGAATTCGAAAACATCGACCTGATCATTGAGCCATACCAGTACGATGTCAATGGCAAGACCGGTATATCGGCATACCTGAAGACCATGTATGCAACCAAAGTCGTCGATGCGTTCGAATCTAAGTATGCCGACATCGGCGATGACGACTTCCCGTTTTAAGCTATGTGGAATGGGCTTTATCCGTACCAAGCGGACGCCGTGCGGCGCATGAAGCCCGGATGCATCCTGTGCGGGGGCGTAGGGACTGGAAAGTCTCTTACTGCCCTCGCATTTTATTTGGGTAAGATATGCGTCGGCGGAAAGATACCAGTCAATGGCATTCCGCAGTTTCGTTTTCCGGTAAAGACGGTACCTCTATACATTATAACTACTGCCCGAAAACGAGATTCTCTTGAGTGGAACGACGAGCTTATACGCGTTTGTCTTAATACGGATCCAGAACTGAGTTATAATCATACAGAGTGTCATGTTGACTCGTGGAACAACATTCAGAAGTACGTGGGCGTTACAAACGCTTTTTTTATTTTTGATGAGCAACGAGTTGTAGGCACTGGCGCCTGGGTTAAAGCGTTCCGAAAAATCGCCAAAAGCAATCGCTGGATATTGCTATCAGCAACGCCTGGAGACACCTGGATGGATTATGTCCCGGTGTTTATTGCTAATGGATTTTATGCTAGCAAGCGTCAATTTGAGACAGAGCATGTAGTCTATAGTAGATACTCTAAGTATCCGAAAGTCGACTATTATATCAATGCCGGAAAGCTAGTCAAGGAGCGCAATTCAATCCTGGTTCATATGGATGTCGAGAGACGAACTACGCGGCATCCCAAATACTTGACTTGCGGGTATGATCGAGATCTGTATAAACGCATTCAAAAGTATCGGTGTGATCCTGAAACTGGACAGCCGTATACGAATTTAACAGCGCTTGGTGTGGCTCTCAGACACTGCGTTAACAGCTCGGAAGATCGACTATTTGCGCTGGATAATTGTCTTGAAGAGCATCCCCGTTTGATCGTATTTTACAATTTTGACTATGAGCTTGATATTCTGGAGACCCATGCTCAGAAGCGAAATTATCCATACAAGCAATGGAACGGTCATAAGCCTGTCTCTTATACACATCTCCGAGCCCACGAGACTAAGGCGAATCTC